CCAACTTGCAGGTTCTAATATAAAGTTAAAACCGTTAGTATATGTTACAGCTCTTTTTAAATACTTATTTTCTTGCTTTACTTGTAATGATTTTATTTTGCCAGTAAACCCTGGAGAGGATAAACTATCTAATTGTAATGTATCTGTGTTAGTTGATAAAATTACATAGTCATAATCACCACTTTCTGTAATTGTTTTTGTAACACCACCTAAACGTAATCTAAGGGTACCACTATTTTCAATATCAACTTTTATTTTAACATAATACTTTCTACCAGATGTAACTGTAAAAGTAGTATAGTATGCTACCGTTGCTATTATTGTACCTTCAAGTATTCCATTATTAATAAACCAACCGCTGCCCAATGTCCAGTTAGCATCGGCAAAACCTTGCAATGGAAAGCTATTAATAATAGATGCTACCTTTACAGCAAATACAAATTGAAAAGGCTCAAAGTTTACAGGATTTAAAGCTTGGGCATAAAAGCCAAGTATTCCTGTATATGATAATCTTGCATCTGCATTTGTAGCGTCTAATGTCGGAGTGATAGTTGTTATTGGTGTAGCATTAGTAGCATAGTTATATTCTACTCCGGCTAATAAGTTTTGTTTAGCAAAGTGATTGTATCTAACAACTACATTTTTTAGTGCAGGATAATATGTCCATTTACCTCCGCTTAATCTCATTAAATCACTTCCTGGTAAATTAGTCTGTATATTAGACATAGTAAAATCAAAAGTAAATGTACCAGATGCCTGTACTCCTAAAGCACTGTATTTAAAATATCTGTGAGCTGCAGGATTCCTTGCATATTCATTGACTTGTATAAACCAATATTGATTACCACTAAATATTAATCTTGCGCCAAATGTTTGACATATCTTTTTTAAGACATCGTAACAACTTTGATAATTATAATTATTCTTTGTGTCTTTATGGTAAAATGCCCTATGCTGTATTACTGTCAATAATGCGTAATCATTAGCAGCATTGTAGGCTGTAGTATTCTCATTCCAATTAAAAACAGTGTGCAGCACTGGCAGACTATTTGCCACCAATTCACTCTGTACAAAATCTAATTGATTAAGGCAGTTTAAAATATGTTGTACTACTGTGTCTTGTCCATTGTAAGGCCCTACTGCACTTTTGTAATCCAATGTTTTTAGCCATCCTAATCCATCAATAGCAGATATTTGTGCAACATATCCAATAGACAAAGGTATGTCTTCAAATTGAACTAAATCTGTAACTATATAACCATACCAATTAAACGATACTGTTGTATTGTCATCTTCGTACGCAGTTAAATCCATTGTAAACCTACCCTCCACTGCTAATCCAATATCAAGAAGTAAAGTTTGTAAATCGTTATTATTTATAAGTAATGATAAATTGCAGGATGATCCGATAATAGGAGTAAATCTTTCAGCTCCTTGTTGGCTTTCGCTATCGTATTGTAATGACAGGCTAATAGTATCAAATGAATATGTCATGCCCGAAAAGACATTGTCTTTTATGGCAACATTAATCTTTCTACCTTTCTCATTATATACAGTCGTTTCAAACCTTACAGCCATTATTGTATTCTACTTAATCCCTTTTGAGATCTGTTTAACAATATAATCAAATCATTTCCGCTTATCCTTGTTTCCAATACTCCTCCCATGCCCATATCACCCATCATTGATTTTAACTTTGATAGTGGTGCAATTACTTCTGGGTCAACCCTTGCGTTTCTATTATCCCCAACGGTTGCCATAGTAGGCCCGTATGCCAAGCCGCCCTCTGCAAGTTTGGGAGTAGCTATTCCATTTTTAATTGCAGTACCTATTGCAACTAATGCAATACCTGCGGCAATCGCAAGAGGAGCCTGTGCTAAGGTAAGAGCCTTTTTAATTGCTAATGCTGTAATACCTGCTTGTATAGCCATTTTACCAAATGATATAATTGCTTCAGCTAATGGCACAAGTAAATTTTTTACACCAAAACCTGCACCAGTTAAAGCATTGCCTAATTGTTCACCAAATCCAACTGCTAAATCGTTTAACGCTCCATTTAAAATATTTGTAAAAGCATCTGATAAATCTATAATCTTATCTTGTAATTTTGCCGCAGCTTCTTCAGCTGCTGTAAATGGTTCGGCAAAAGCAGGAGCATTAGTTTTCATTGCAAGCCCAAAAACAGCTACATCAATAGCTGCTTGTTTCATTCCTCTTGATGTTGCATCTAATCCTTTATTTGTAAAACCTAATTGCTCTTGTATTTTAGGCCCAAGTTCAGTTAATACTGCTTTATCTAAATCTTCTTTTGCTTTTGATATTTCAGTTAACGTTTTGTAACCATCAAATTTAAATAAACTTTTATCTATTTTAACTGCTCCTCCTGTACCACCACCAGTATCAGTTTTAGTTTTATCTATAATTGTTTCATCTGTTGTACCAGTTTTGGGTTTAGCTAAAAATAAACCTTTTAATTTGCCGGATAAACTATCAACTGTTTCTCCTATACTTTTAAATTCTTTTTGTACTACCTTTTGCTCTGCTGTGTAAGACGTAAGCCCACTAACGTCAAATAGTTTTACACCAAATGATTTTTGTAGCTTATCAATAGCCATCATAAAATCAGCTACTCCCTTGTTTGCACTGTTTTTAATGTTTATCCAAATATTTGTAAACCTACTTGCAAATGCCTCCCAGTTATCATAAACATACAAAGCAACTGCACCAATAGCAGCAATAGCTAAAGTAATACCAAGTATAGCAGGATTAGCAAGAATAGTTGTAAATGCTTTAATAATAGTACCTTTTAGTTTTCCAAAGGTTTCAATAATCATTTTGGTAGTACCTGCTAATGCACCAAAAGTAGTAATCATTTTACCTACTATAAAAATTGCAGGACCAATAGCTGCTACAATTAAGCCAGCATATACAATAAATCCTTGTGTCTCTGGATTTAATTTTTTAAAACCTTGTACTAAATAATTTATTTTATCTGATAACGCTATAAAAATTCCTTCTACATTTAAACTTGTATTTATTACTTTACCAAGTTCTGCAAGTGATGCTGTAATATTGTCGGTTAAGTTATCAAAACTATTTCCTAAACCTCCTTGAGCTCTTTGTAAATTAGATAATGCCTCTACTGTTTTTTTAGAGAAATCTTCAGCAGATATACCTGTCGCATTTATTCCTTCTGCCGTAGATGCTCCAAATGTTTGTTGTAATAATGTACTAAAACCTGGTAATCTTTCAGCAATTTGATTAATAGATTCTTGTGTTATTTTTCCAGTAGATTGTATTTTAGAAAAGGCAAAAATTAACTCATCAAAAACTACTGCTCCTTTACCTGCTCTGGCAGTAGCGTTACCAAACTGCAATATAGTTTCTCGCGCTGCGTCTGCACTTAAACCAACAGCTTGTAATGTAGATGATGCTTGAACAACTTGTGGCAATGCAAGACCAGGATTTTCAGCAGTTTTTCTTAGTTTTTGCAATTCTTCTTCAGCTGCTTTACTACTTCCCATTATTGCAGTTAATCCTAATTCCAGCCTTTCCATGTCGGCAAAGGATTTTAAAGCTGCTCCTCCAAGTGCAATAATAGGCAAGGTAAGTGACTGTGATAATGTAGTACCTACACTTTGCATTTTACCACCAAACCTTGCCATACTACGCTCAACCTTGCCAAGTTCTTTTTCAAGATTACTTACATCAATGCCAAGTTTTAAATTCAGTTTACCTAATGCCATTATCTACTCTTTATCCCATTTCTCAAAAATTGACTTGTCAACTTCTGACAAACTTCTTTTAGTTGGTTTTACGTTATCTGTCTCCCAAGGAAATTCAATCAAATCTTTAGGCTTAATTGATTTGCCTTTTGCCGTATGAACATTTAATAAAAGTGTTGTTTGCCACCTGGCTCTCTCCCACTCAAATTGCTGCTCTATTTCAAATTGATTATTATAACCTTGCATAGCTATAATAACCTCTCTTAGTGTCATCTCATAGTATTGCGGAGGGGAAAATCTTAATACTCCAAAGCAAAAACGCTCAATATAATCAAGAGTTAATTCTGCTCCTCCGCTATCTCGTTTTTTCTTTCCGGATCTTCTGGTACTGAAATCTCATTTGTTATCAGCTCTGTTATCCTGTTTATCCCTCCCTTATCCAAATCTACTAAATCGCAAAACTTTTCTAAGTTATATGGGCACTTCTCTCCCTTTGCCTTGTAACCTGCCTGTACACCTGCAAAGGCAAGTTCAAGAGCAAATAGGAGGTCTTCGCCAAGTTGGGAGAGGTCGCTAAGTTTTAGATTCCTCTCCCGTAA